ACATCGCCATCACTATACACTGATGCCATTTTATCTAACTCGGTATCACCATTTTTAGCACCACTTTTACCATGACCACTAACCATATACCAGTCTTTACCTTGTATACTAATACGTGCATATCCAGGTAATCTAAAGTAAGGAACATTCATTTCACTTGCTAATGTTTTGCAAATATCAAAATCTAGTATATTGAAACTTCGTAAATAGTCATGATTACCCCCACGAATAAACAAACATTTATCAGCAATTGGTTGTACTAATTTTAAAAATGCTAAGTATTGTTGTTCTGGAGACATAGATTGTCCACGCTGATTAATATTATAATTTGGCGGTATAAGTTCTATCATATCACCATTACCAAACCATCGTGCATTTGGGTCTTCGTAAATAATTTTTATAGCTTCTTGGAACTTTTTCATATCAAATTCGTTAGCACCTACGTGTACATCCGTCAATCCGTGTACTCGGAGCTTTTCATCGCTATCAACAGCAAATACTTTGCCTGGTTCTATTTCTAATTTGTCATACTCTTTTACATCGCTAGGTATTGGTATAGAAAACCATTTACCACATGACTTACAACTAAATTGTTGCTTTACAGTATCTTTATTTCGTTTTTTGCCCTCTTTTTTAGTGAGCATACTACTACAATGTGGACAAACCATTAGTCCTCCTGTGTTGTTTCTGGTAATATTTTGCGTTGAGCACCTTCTATTTCGTCTGGACTAAATCCTTGAAATAATCCTACGACACCCGTTTCTATTTTCTTGACTTGATTACCTAGTGTGCCAATAGCTTTACCTAACTCTTTTATAGATTGCAATGCTATATTTTGGTCTTCACTAGTATCAGCTAGTTGTTTTAACGAACCTAATATGTATGCGTGGTCAATGCCTAATTCTTTAGCTACTTCTTTAGAAGTTTTTTCTATTTCACTCATTACTCGCTCCTGTTTTAGTAATATTACTGCTTTTTTACGTGCAGTATTACGATTTTTTTCAGTAAACGCTTTCATATAAGCACTTACAGCATCCTTTCCAACTGCGACGCTAGTCGCAAAAATTTTTTCTTTATTGGTACACTTCGTGCGTTGTTTAACTCTTTTGTTTGTATTTTTAATTTTTTGTGAAAATGTGTACCTATTAGGGTGTTTGGCAAAATCGGTATCCATATATGTCTTTGCACTCCTTATAAATGTACCAACAACAGTTCTGACATAACCATTATTACTAGAATAGTTTTTGCTATCCTTCGGATGGTGCAGATTTTCAGATACTTTTAATAACTGTATTATGCGCCCATCATCGCTAAGTACCCAATCGCCCTCTCGCCCTTCTCTCCAATCTTTAACAAGAGGGGTCATTGGATAAGTTTCTTTAAATTCTTCAGTATTATCGTAAATGTAATGACGTACTCGTTTGATAACCTTACTTTGTGGCATTCTTTTTTTCTAGTTGTTTATGTAATGATTCAATCAAAAACATGACTTGTTTAGGTATAAAATACTTTGTTCCATTAATTTCTATAGGTACACTACTAGTTCCCTCGGCGGCATCCATATCGTCTATTTCATTTAGTACATAGCCTTCTTCTTCTATTTCAGATATTAGTATTTTTTCTAGCTTTACAAGCTTTTGTATATGTTCAAGTATTTTAACTTGTTCTTTATACGGCAACTTACCTAGCCATTTTATTGCTATTCCCATTGATTTTCCTTGACAAACTTTAGAAAACACCTTATTTTTAAGCTACCAAGTAGCTACTAAACAGATAACTAAGTTATATAACTAGTTCTATTTCTTTTTCTTTGGTACTTTCTTTTTCTTTAACTTGGCAGCTGCTCGTTCTTTTTCAGCTAAAATATCTAAGACAGCTTCTTCAAGCATCTCTTGTTCTCTTTGTTCAGCTAATTCAGCTTCTCGTCTAGCTACACCAGTTAAACCAGTCTTTTCTAAGTCTTTAGTTGTATACGTCATAATATAACTTATGTATAACCCATGTTATTTCCAAGAAAAAATATAGCATTTTAAAATGGACCTATATACACACACCCTACCCCCCTTCGGTGGTTTTTGAATTATACTTTTTTAGTTATATTCGAGTTTTATATTAACCAACGTGGAGGTTGTAATCTATGGCTAAGATTATTACAGATGAGGCTAAGCTAGCCTTGTTTCAACAGTTTGTGGCTATCAACATCGGTTCTTTACAAAGACAGATGCAAGTGTCCAAACGACCAGTACCAGATTGGGTTGTTCTTAGAACTTTCAACAGTATTATCGAGTTCGGTAATCAGCTTGAGATGTCTGATAACTCAGCAGTGTCTAGTATGCTTACAAACGTACTAGCGTCTACTGGTGTTAACGTTACTGAAAAGTAACGGAACTGAAGTCTGGGTAGTACTTCATTAATCAACTACCCTTTTTTCTAGTAGTATTATTCTATTATTATATATTATATATGCATATATGTGGTATATATGATAGTATTAGTCGTATTATCGGAGGAGAGGTAACACCCGCATATATATACACACTATGTGGATAACATGGGGATAAACATAAATCCTCTTTAAAGAGCTCCTGTAACAGCCATTGCGATGTCATAGCTTACCGAAAGGTTGAAGCGGTCAATATGGCTGAAATACGGCTGAAATAAGCATATTATAAATAAACATTAATCTATGAAATGGAGTGAACTATGAATAAAGAAGTGATAAAAGAAATTGGTAATGTATTAACTAGTGGATATATTAATAACAATGTGGTATTCACTATCTTATCTTTATTAGTGGCGAATGGTAGCGCTAATGCAGATATGACTATGGAGGAAATTGATAGTGTCCTTCGTGAACATTTTACTATTAAGAATTAATTGGTGGAGTTATGCCTCTTGTGGGCGAACGTAAGCGAGTTCAAACGCTGAAACATGACTAGTCTTATATAGTATTATCTATAATGCATAATAGATAATCACTTACAATCATGGTATGTATAAGATGAATGAAATATTTGCACAAATCGGTTATATAAATCCAGGCATCAATGCATAATGAAACCATAAAATTATAAGGGAGTAGGTAGAGCGACTAAGCAATCATTATATATACTAATAGGTTAGTTCACTTCTCCTACTTCCTTATATTAAATATTAATAACATTGAAAGCAGGTGAACATGAAAGATTTATTAGCACCATTTATGGAAAGTAGTAGTGAAGGTTATGATACTACATTACAATCTATGGCTTGGTGCAGAAAAACTAAAGATAAAAATGATAATCCGTATTATATGGTAAAGTTTAGCGATAGATATATATATCATATTACTCCGAATGATTATTATGAAGACTCAGTAAAAAAGTTTCATACCATGTGGGATGATAATATAGTAGTAACTGATGAAGTAAAGAAATATAGAAAACATTATAGAAACTTACATACTATACCACGTTATCAGATGTGGAGAATAATAGATAAAAATTTTACGAAAGTATCTTGGTTATCTATGCACGAAGACCAGAATGGTAAACCTTATTACTTTATACCTAAAACTAGAGTAATACCATTTAAAACTGATATAAGATTTATTCTGAAGAAAGATTATTATATATTTCATCAAGATATAAATAAAAATGGAACTTTAAAAAATAAAGCAAGACTATGGTTTCCAGTTAAACCATGGGCTTTTCAACCTTGAGGAGTGAATATGAGAAATACGCCTAAACCTTATCAAGAATATTACTTAAAAGTTCAAGATACGGATAATAGAAAAAGTAGAGCAGTATTATCAGCATACGCAAAGTACAGACGTGAAACATTACTTGGTCGTATTGCAGATAGATTTGATAAATTAATCGATATAGTAAGTAAAAGGAGCTAAACATGGGATTTGATTTATATGGTGAAAATCCAGTACAGAATGAGTTTAAACATCAAAAAAGATGGGATGAACTTTCTTCTATGTCTTATAAAGAACGTGAAGAAAAAGAAGTGAATGATGAATATTATACTTTAATGACAAAGTATGAAAATGCAAATCCAGGTGCATATTTCAGAAACAATGTGTGGTGGTGGAGACCTTTATGGAATTTCGTTTGTAATCATTGTTTTGATTTGCTTGATGACAAAGATATGGATTGTGGTCATTACAATGATGCACA